TATCGCTTGGTTTGCGCGGATGCCTCTGCACTATACTTGCACTGGCCGCACCGGGTAACAATGGGCGCGTCATAAAACCACTTGACGGTATCACCAATGATGCTGATTGCCCGGTCATCCCAGTATTCGCTGGCGGCAACCTTGCGCGGGTTTGTGCCCCATGCCTTGATCCAGTCCGGGAGGCTCTGGTTCACCGCGTCAAAGTGTAGCCCCCAACTCTCACACGCCGCAACTGCGGCAGACAGGTAAACGCCCTCCCGACACGTCCAGAGGATCAGCCCCGCACCAGCTTTCTGCTGCTTGAGGGCTTCATTGATGAGTGCCCATTTCGGTTCTCCGATGTTCGGGTATGCGTTGGTACAGATAGTACCGTCAAAGTCTATTGCGATTGCTCTACGCATGGCCGTTCTCCTCAAAATATCGTTCTGAAATGTCAACGATATGTTGGCAAAGCAGTTTAGGTATAACGCTTCTCTCCCTACTGTTTTTCAAGCCCTGTGTGCCTGTTTTACTCCCTCTGGGGGCCGGAACATGGCATGGATCGCCATTCTTACACATGGGCTTGAATTGAGGATCAGGGTGGTTTGTCCAAATGTCAGTTGGTTTCATCCGTGTATCGCCGTACTGACAATATGTAACAGTATAACGCGGTAAAGACTTCATCCAAACCATTTTCCGCATCCCCCCCGTGGGTTCTCGATAAAGTAAAGTGCCGGGTCAAGGCCTTTTATAAGCTGTAAAACGTGCTGATCGACCTTATCACAGAACTTTGCGTAATCGCTCACCGGGTCAAGATTCCCCGTGTCCGGGTTTCTTTTCCTGTGGTGACTAATAGCGGCAATACTGAACGTAGTACAGTCGGGGCTTGCCCAAATTACATCCGGGTGTCCAAATTTTGATAAAATATCGTCCGCGCTGACATTCAAAATGTCGGCGTAAAGATCAATATTTTCAAAGTTTTTGTCCCACTCAACGGAAAACACCTCATGCCCTTTCGATTCAAAGGCTTTTCCAATGCTGCGAGTTCCCGCAAAAAGTTCCAGAACTTTCAACTTCTTGCCGTTCATTGGATTTTGACATCCATTCCAGTATGGACGAATTGACGGAACGCCACAAAATGTCATCCCTGTACCTCTCGCGCCGCGCTATCTTCGTAGAGAATTTCCATGCCGTAGGCAACAGCCGCGTCATGCTCCATACGACAGCCACGGGTCTGCTCCCAGCCCTTGCAGAAGTAAACCGTGGTGCATTCCGACATAGCCTCCAGCGACTTGGCAAGGAAACACAGCGGGCGGTTCTTCACACCGCGCTGATCCATCGCCTCATCGCTGAACCATTCATCGGTAAACAGGGTATTGACCACATCAAAGCCCATGTCATCCAGAACATCCAGAGCGCGGTCACGGGCTTCGTTGATCTCGCTGTCAGTCTTGCCGTTCATCGGCTGAGAAATCATCGCTTTTTTCTTCATAAGATTGCCTCCATAATTCCAATAGCGGGCTGCTTGCTCCGCCGTATCAAACAGAACGCCGCCCATAACCTCAGCTTCGCCACAGGTGCAAAGGACGCATTCGCCCCAGCCTTTATGATGCAGGCCATAGGACAAACCACTCCACGGATCGCTTTCGTACTCGCATCCGGGAACGCCTTTATAGTTGCCCTCATCGTCATGCACACCAACAAATACGGCGGGCTTATGACAGAACGGGCAATTCCTCAATTCTACGCTCACCCCTGTACCACCTTTCCATTGCCATCCCGGTAAAACGTCTTGATTTGCTGGTTCTTGGAATCCATGATCTTGAACAGGTTTACCCCGTCATTGTTTTCGGCGATGTCCCGCTGCACATAAGCCGTTGCCTCATCCAGACTGGGCAGGCCAGTGACAAAGCTAACACGGCTCTGATACTCGTGCAGAACCGGGTCACAGCGTTCCTTCCACAGCTCCACCGTGTACTCGCCGGGGATGGTGATACCGGGCAGGAACACAATGAACACGTCCAGCGGGTACTTTTCAAAGGTTTCCAGAATGATCTTATACACCTCATCCCAGTTACCACCAGCAATGCCGCAGCCGAGAAATCCGGGCATCGCCACCGTGTAGCCGTGCTGCCTTGCAAACTTCTTGACCTCGTGCAGACAACGGCGCAGCTTACGATAATCGGTCAGGCTGTCGAACTTGTCCGGCTCTGCCATCTGGGAGAACAGGTTCGCCACAAACGGCTTGCCATGATGAGTGAGCATCTGGACACTGCCCAGCAGACTGCCGCGCATATCGCGGCACAGGGAGCAGTATTCCTTCCTATCCTGCTGATCCAGTAGCTGGTTCCAAATGGACGCGGCCACGCCGCCGCCCATCATGCCGAAAAAGTTAGTCTGGTGACAGATGATGTCTGCCCCGCAGTTGAGCAGATCGCCCTTGATGATTTTTACAGCCATAGGTAAAACCCCTTTCAAAATAAGCCCGCAAAAGCGGATACCTTTGCGGGCTGTATACTCATTTCAGCCAGTCGTTTTCAAGCGTACAGAAGCCGAACACAGCCGCCGCTGTGAGAATGATCCAGACTATCCAGAAGATGACCGCCCAGCCATCTGCGCCGGACATCAGGAGTTCCCGCGTCTGGTCAATATCAGTGCCATCATGGAACGCGGCATCCTGAATCGTGTGCCCGGTGAGCGTGGCATACATCGTGCCCGTGTACTCCACAGGCCGGATATAGTATTCAAATCGAACGCTGCTACCCCTGTATTTTGTGGTCAGATACTCGCTACTGGGCATATCTATTTGCCCATAGTCAAAATCCTTGCCCAAAAAATGCACGGTCTGAGAATGCCATGTGTCAGAACCCGCATAATCCCATGAATAATAGATTTCCGTGGTAGTATAGGTGTGACCCTTGCCATCGGTATGCACTACCGTGCGGGTGTGCATATTGTAGTGCTGTTCCTCGCAGTAAATATACATATACGGCCCGCCGATCCGATCCTCTGATACCGTGTCCACGGCGGACAGTGTACCGTAACAGAATGCCCGTCCAACGTCCGTCCGCAGCCCGTAGGCAAACCGATCCTCAGAAGAAATATCAATCGCGGTGGTATACTCCTGCTTGCGCTCCATTGCCATCTGCTTGATGCGGCCAGAAATGACCGTGCCCAGAATCAGCATCACCAGCATGATAACAGCACTTGCCAGAATCTCCCGGAACGTGATCTCGATTCCGTTAATCTCCAAAGAGGTTTCCGACAGACGGAGCATCCTCCGATACGTTGAACGATAAGAGCGCATAGCTTTGTACCTCATACCCGGTCAGGCTCAAAAACGTGCTATTGGGAAAGCGGCGGACGTACTGCCGATAGCTCTTGACCGTGCGGTTATAGTCAGAGCGGTAATTCGCAATCAGATTTTCGGTGACTGCCAGCTCGTTCATCAGCTCCCGGTAGTTGTCAGCGGATTGCAGTTCCGGGTAAGCCTCTGCCACGGCTGCAATCTGGGTGGTAATCTCAGACACGGCGGCATCGGAACTGCTGCCACGCGCCGCGATAACGGCCATAAGAGTATCGTATTCGTGCTTGTCGTATGCCTTGACCGTTTCAACCAGATTCGGGATGAGGTCTGAGCGGCGTTTCTCCTGCACCTGAATATCAGACTGGGCAGCGGCTACCTGTTCCTCGTAGGAAATAGCGGTATTTTTCGCACCCTGCACAATGAACAAACCCGCGCCAAAGGTCAGAACCACGATCAGAGCCACAGTGACAATTACTTTCCAAAATGTATCTTTCATGCGCTGATCCTCCGTTCACTTGTCCTGTGTAGGCGATTCCACGAACTGCGCCTGTCGGCGCAATTTGAGATTCCGAGGATTGAAGATGCAAGCCGGGGCCACGCCGCCACCGCCGATGCTCGCAACGTTGTAGTCCAGAGAACCGTCACTGTTGACACCGCGCACACCGTACGCGTAGCCAGTGTTAGTCGTGATCCACGGGGTACACGTCCAAATCCAGCGGCGATACTTGGGGATCACATCGCGGTATTTGCGATACTCGTCACAGGTCAGCAGGAAAACCATTTCCTCCATCGTGCCGTACAGCTTATCGCCGTTATCGGCCACCAGATCGACAATGTGCGGCAGCAGATTATCCACGCCGATCTTGTGCATCAGCCCGCGAACTTTCTCGCGGATAGTGGACTTGTGCCAGTCGTTGCAGCCCTCGAAATACTCCTGACTGAACGGCACATCCTCAGCCCAGAGGTCAGCGGTGATGGCGAGAACGCCGCCCTCCTTGTCCGGGTCGAGGACTACCCACTCCAGCCCCTTAAAGTTGAAGTGGTCGCCTGCGTGAAGATTCTGAATGCTTTCGTAATCCATGGTAAAACCTCCAAATGTTATTATTTCTGCATGAGCTTGTCCAGCAGCTCATGGAGCAGCTTAGAATAGGTAGCGGATTCGGCAGTGATGGCGGCGATCTCCTTTTTCAAGCTTTCCATCTGATCCTGCGCGTCTTTCAGAAAGTCCTTAGCCAGATCACGGTCAGCGTTCGCAAATTCAATCTTTTCCGCATATTCATCGCTTTCCTGCTTGTACTGCTCTGCCTGTGCCTTGGTTTCGGCCAGTTCCTTTTCCAGAGCATTGATGCGGGTCTTGTCGTTGTTTTCCACCTTATCCACGGGCTTTTCCACGACAGGAGCCGGGGCATCCGGGATAGCGGGAACATCTGCCGCAGCCGTGCCCAGATTGTAGATGGACACCATAGCGCGGCGAACCTTAATCATATCTTCCGGCGGCAGCGTACCAATCAGGCCCATCAGGTTTGCGTTCTGGGCAAAGCCCATCTTGGACGGGTCAACGTACATCATGCGATTGTTCACCCGGATATTCTGGCTGTTGATGAGCCGGGGCTGATCGTAGACGCGGGTAGTGCTGACGGTATCATCCTGAGATGCAGCCAGCACCAACACGGTGAAAGTGTTGCCGTTGGTCGAGGTGGTTTCGTACACCTGACCGGGGAGAGGATTCTTTACAGATGAAATAAGCATGGTAGACTTCCTTTCTATATTTTGAATGGCCTTGTAAGCCGTCCAATCGGTGTAATACTCGCTGTTCTTGTACGGCGGCATCATTCCAGAAACACCTTATTCAGCCAGCGGTTGACATCGTTCAGTAACCGATCCAGCGGATAGGTGCGCTGAAACGGACTATAATAGTACAGTGCGCACAGCGACAGAAACAGCAGAACCAGAAACAGCATCGTGTCCGGTAATTGTGCCAGACACCGAGCATGGTATTCCGGCATCCACAAGCACATGAGGCGGTAGAACAGCATGGATCATCTTCCTTTCAGCTAAATTATTTTGACTACGCTGCCATTATAGCTAAATAAATTTGACTTGTCAACAGTTTCAGTCAAATTATTTTGACTTTTTCTTTCACGCCGCTTTTTGTAACCTCGCGCCCGCGCGCGTATAGACATATCAAATTAGGCGTATTAGGTAGATCACATATCGCCTAAAACCTAATTTTTTAATCTTTTATAAAAAGGGTGTTACAATGTTACAAAATCCGTATAAGCACACCGCTGCTGCATTTTTCTGTGTAACACATCCCGAAACACTCATGTTTCACGTTTCGGTCGAAAGTAACAAGGGCGTTTCATGTTACAGGGATGTTACATCATTTGTTACACAGAAAAAGCCCCCGGCGGGCTGGTCAGGCTCACCGGGGGCAGATGCTCAGTTCTTCTTTGCGTCCTTGATGGCGTTCAGGGTGGATTCGATGCCGTTAGACAGGAACGTGTCAACATCGCCGTAGGTCTTGGAGATGTAACTGACCGCCCCAGAGGACAGGGATGCACGGGCCACCTCGATGGCCTTGCGGTTTGCAATCTTTTCCTCTGCCTCGCCGAATGCGTTCTGCGCTTTCAGCTTCTTCGTGTAGGTCTGTGCCACCGTCCGAACCGCTTTGATGATAGCATCCTCGATCTCACGGATATACTTCTGGGTGGTGGTATCGTTGGTTTTGCCAACGAAATAATCCGCGATGCTGTGCAGTGCGGTACACGCAAACAGACCCACGACAGGCACAAAAGCCAGACAAATATCCTTGAAGAAAGTAGTCCAATCCATAATTAACCCTCCTTAGAGTTACCAGCGGCGGAATCTCCCTTTTCCTCAGCGGTGCGCTTGACGAAATCGACCAGCGGGATGAGGAACGGCGGGATTTTCACGCCGATGTCAGACAGATTTTCGATGATGCTGATGATCTCGTTGCACATCAACCATACGCAGACCACGCAGGCCACGACCACGCTGCCGTTCAGGTTCCAGCCCACGCCGGAAGAAAGATAAGTAATCAGCTGATCCATGATCCATCCCACCAGCACCAGCAGCCACTGCATAACCTTTTTGAGAATGCCCAGAAAGGAGCGGTAGCTACTGCGCCGGATAGAGCGGTACGGTGCAGCGGTGACACCCGTTGCATAGTCGATGATGTTGCACAACACCAGTAGATAAAACGGGATAGCCAGATCGCCCAGATACCCCGTAACGGCCCCGACCAAAGCGCACAGAATCGCTTTGGTCTTGTAAAAGTTCTCCTCCATCATACCCTCCTTACAGGTACTTATCCGCCCCGGAAATCGCTTTCCAGCTGGCGGGGCCACAAATTCCATCCACGGTCAGCCCATGCGCCGCCTGCGCTTTCCGCAGGGCGTTTTCCGTACCGATACCAAAGTTACCATCCACAGGGATGCCCAGCAGCCGCTGGAGCATCTGAGTTGCGGACTTGTTGACATCTCCCGTACAGCCCTTTTTGATCGTGGGCAGAATGAAAGAACGGTAACTCGTATAAACGTATTTGCCCTTAGCGGTGCAGAGCCATGTTGCCTTGCCCTTGCGGGTATCGGTATGGACAAAGGCGGAATCACCATACCAGTAGATGCCCACGGCTCCGAAATATCGTGTAGCCACGATGCCCAGTGCTACCGGGTTGATGCTACGATCCTGCATCCGCCAGTCAGCAGCAACACCATACAGATGTTTGCTTGCTTTGCCGCCGCCAACGCGCTTATTGTGCTTGACGCAGCGGTATCCGCTGGTAATCTTGATCTTACCGCCCAGTTTATCGCGGACGGTTTGGAGCCGCTTGATGAGGTCATCATCAATCAGCTGGGCATTGCAACCACAGGTAGGCGGACACTGGAACTCGGCCAGCCCAAAATTGGCAGTAATCATGCGCGGGTCATCCCGTGCAAAGTCGATAATTGCCATACTATGCACCTCCTTTCAGCACGGCGCGGGGCTTAGTAGTCCTCGCCCGTGATCTCCTTGAACTCATCGGTGGTGATCTTCTTGCCGACAGCAGCGCGAACGTGCTTGACCTTCCACAGGCCATTGTCGTACCATCTCTTGATCTTTTCAAAGTCCTTGCTGTGTTCAATATCAGACATTGTTATCCACCTCCATACCGTTTTCGGGGCCAGTTTCGGCCTCATCTTCGGGCAGATCAATTCCCGCCATCATCGCGGCGAAATACAGATTTGCCTCGTTCGTGGCGGCTTTGGCCTGAGCATCGGCGGCGGTGTTACGCAGCTCGATTGCCTGCTTTGCCAGCGGAACATACTGGAATGCCATAGCTGTTTTCCTCCCATAACTTGAAGTAGTAAACGGTCATCTCGCAAATCAGATGGTAGCAATCGCCCTGCTCGGCGTGAGCTTTCCAGCTTTGGAAACAGTCATCAACGTGTTCCCGCGTCATAATGCCCGCCCGTGCCAGCCCGACCAGTTTTCGCAGCTTGCGGCGTTCTCGGCTGACCTTTTCCGGCAGTAGCTTTTGTACTACCTTGCCTGTCTTGGTCAGACGGAACGAGAAGCCCAGAAAACGGATGGGCTGTTTGATGGGTGCTATCTGAGTTTTGCGGGTATTCAGCGTAAGCCCCAGAGCTTGCAGCCGCTTTTCAATCTCCATCCAGCAGTATCGCAAGTACGCTTTATCCGGGTGCAATAGGATGAAATCATCCATGTACCGCACATAGAACTTGATGTGAAGCTGCTCCTTGATGAAATGGTCTAGGTCATCCAGTACAGCTAATTGACTTAGCTGCGTTACCTGACTGCCCAGCCCCATGCCCACCGTAGGATCAGGCCCGTGGTCAAAACTGTCTATAATCCGGCAAACCTCGTTATATGCCCACGGATCGGATACGCGCTTTGCGATGGCGGCTTTCACCACGGAATGCGGTGTGCTGCCGAAGAAATTGTGCAAGTCCATTTTCAGCGTGTAGCCGTTCAGCCCGTACTTACGCCAGTAGCGTTGCAGGTGACATTTCAGCCTTTTCCGCGCAAACTGTGTGCCCTTGTCGTTCATGCAGGCGGCGTTATCCCATATAAAGGAGCGGGATACCTCCGCCGTCAGATAGTTGTCGCACAGGCTGCGCTGGAAAACCCGATCTTTGAACCGGGTGCTGGTGACATCGCGGCGTTTCGGCTCATAGATCACGAAACGGCTGTATGTGCTGATTTTGTACTTGCCCGTCAACAAGTCCTCGTGCAGTTTCAGGCAGTTGGACAAGCCATTACTGACCCATCCCGCTACGCTGTCTTTCCACAGCACGTTTGACTTGCAGATCATCATTGCCTTATAGAGTGATTCAAAACTGCAAACTTTGGTTTTTACGTCCATACATAAAAAATCCGCCGTGTATAGCTGTACCAGCTCTTAAAGCTGACAGCATCGGCGTTCTGTTTTCGCCTTTATCGGCTGGGATAACGGCTCCTTGTGTGAGCGCACTCGGTTCGGAGGGCCTTTTCAGAATAGGCACAACTTACTACTTTCTCGCATTACTCACAATCCGGGGCCACGCCGCCATTGCCGTTGTTCGCATTGTTGTTGTTCAGAGAACCGTCAGTGTTGACATTGCGCACATTGTTCGCGTTGCCAGTGTTCGGCGGAGGCTGCATCATAGCCGTTACCCCGTTGTTTTTATCATAAGGGTCGATGAATCGCTCTTTATCGGACTTCCGCCAGCTTCTCAGCTTGTTGCGGCTCTCATTGATGAGTTTCGTCCAGAACTCGATACGGCTTTCTTCCAGCCCGAACATCATGTACGCCAGATTTGCCAGTGCTTCAAGCTGGTAAGAGGCTTCAATGGATTCGGACTGGAGATTGAAACGCCGCATAGCAGCATCCATGTCGCCGGGTTCAACGTAGACTTTGTTCGCCCTGAACGCCACCACAAAGACTTCAATCGCAGCATCAACGATTTTTCCGATAAAACACCAGCGGTATCTTTTCGGAAAACATTTTTCGTTGCCGCAAATATCCATCGTGTACTTGGCCAGCTGTGCGCTGTTGGTGAGGAATTTCAGTTCTCCGTCTTTACGTTTTCCTGCGACTACTGCCATAATAGATTCATCCTTTACTTTAGATTAACTGAATGTCCGCGCCTGTCGGCGCGGATTGGTAAGATTAAGCGATGGTACAAGCCGGGACCACGCCGCCACGGCCGTCGTACGCATAGTAGTTGCTCAGAGAACCGTCAGTGGTGACATGGCGCACACTGCCCGCGTCGCCAGGGCCCGGCGTTCTGATCCAATACCACTGCGGATTGCCGTTCAGCCGCTTGACGCGGGCAGAATCCGCGCCAGTATTGGCGGCATCCTTGTCGCTGTAAGCGGAATAACGCTGCCATGCGGGGCCTTCGTCAATGTTGTTTTCCTTGCCCATGTACAGGTTCGGGCGGGAGGGGAAGTAAAACTTGTCGATGGTCACATCGCTGCCGCCGCCCTCGTTGACGTTGTTCCGGGCGGTGGTCAGTCTGACCGGCGCGATGACTTCGAGGAAGTCAGCATCCATGCCGTTCATCCAGCCCGCCATAGAGCTATTCCATGTGGGAGGACGGTCAAAGACGGTCTTAGGAACCCAGAACGTACCAGCCGCGCCGTCAGAGTTGAGCCACTGGCGGATCGCGGATTCAGACCAGTTGTTAGAGCCGTAGCGGATGCGGTGGGTGTGGTTCATGTTCTCGGTCTTGCCGTCTGCCGTGCCCAGATCAGTGCCGCCCGCGCCCAGAGAAACGGGCACGGTTTCGATTGCATCCGTGTCCGTCACCTTGGTGTAGCTGCTGATCTTGGTCGTGCTGGCCTGCGTATTCCAGCCCCACGGGAACATCAGGATACCGCCAGCGGGAACAGGCTTGGTCAGCTGGAACTGGAACGTAGAACCGCCGCCGTAAGTGGTATCATAATCGGGCAGCAGGGTGAAGTGGTAAATGCCAGCGGCCAGACCGTCCTTGGTATAATACAGGGCCTCGGTGTTATCGACCTGCATCTGCTTGTAGACGTTCAGCAGATGGAGCTGCATACTGTGCTTCTTGGTCTTGTCCACCAGCGTTTCACTATCGAAACCAGCGACCTCAAAGGTCAGGGTTTCGGAACCCTTGCTGACCTTGAACAGATCGCCCACAGAGAACACGCTAGGAGCAAGGCCCAGCCGGACGATGTTCTGCACGGCTTTCCAGCTGGTGATCGGGTAGTTCTGACCCGCGATAGCAGCCAGCAGTGCATTGGTCTGGTTCATGGTATCCTTGAATGTATTGTCCAGCAGAATAGGTTCTGCGACCTCATCCGCCTGAGTGCTGACCTCTGCCGTGGTCATGGCTTCGTCCTCGGTAGCGGCCTGAACCGCAGCAGCCTTTTTCTTAGTAGCCATTAGGAAACCTCCTTCTTGATCTTGATGCAGAGCTTGCCGTCCTTGATAACAAGGCCCAGACCGTCAATGCTCTGCTGTAACTTGGTGACGGTAGATGTGTCTGCCTTGGACGTTTTCAGCCCTTCCACAGTGCCGTTCAGAGCGGACACAGTAGACGCATCAGCTTTGGTCTTTTTCAGCCCTTCCACCGTGGTATTAAGGGTGGACACGGAATCCGTGCTTGCCTTACCAGCCAGTGCGGTGTTGGTGTCCTTGACAAAGTTCGTGAAATTCTGGTTCAGAGTGTTCACGGTGGTTTTATCCGCCTTGTCCGTAGAAAGACTGTCCAGAGTAGACCGCAATGCGGCAGACACAGCGGCTTTCAGGGTGGAAACCTTGATGTTATAGGTTTCACCGCTGGACGATACCAGAATCAGGTCATCGTCTGCTGCCTCTGCCAGCGTTGCAAAATCTTGGATTCGTTTATCTGCCATAAAAACCTCCTGTTAAAGATTTTTGCGGAATGATTTAGACAATCATAGGCATCACCGTCCTTTCCTCTTAGCCATCAGGCTTTTTTCTTTGTCACAAAACAGAGCCGTCCACCAACCATTTTATAAGGCCCCATGATGTCCAGCTTCGATTTGATCCCTTCAATTTCGGTATGCACATCGGTAAACTTCTGATCCGCCGCTTTTTGCGCATCCGACAGCTCGCTCTTTGTGGTGTAGCCAGCAGCCACGTCCTCCAGAATCTGCTTTTCGGCTTTCTCGGCTCGATCCTTTTCCGCCTTGATCTGATCCGACAGCGCAAGTTCTGCCTGCCCAGCCCGGATGATCTCAGCCTCTAACTGCGCTGCTAGAGTGCCAGTTTCACCGCTGCCGCTGTTGACCTTATCGGTCAGGTCATCAATCGACTTGTTCACGGACTTGTCGAGGGATGCCAGCGACTGCTGCAACTTCTGGTATTCCTTTTTGTACGGATATTCCACGCTCAACTCCTCGCTGTTCGGGGCGTTGAGATCGGCGCGGAAATCTATATCAAAGGTGAGCGTTTCAACGCACAGAACACTTCGCACAGCATCGCCGATGATGACTTTATCGCCCAGCTCTGCCGCCGGGTCAAAGATCGTCTTGGATGCTGTGAACGGGCTGTATGTGATGCCTTTCAGCCGCTCATACAGGTCATTTACGATGTTCTGTGTTAGACAGTCAGAAGAAATATCCAGCACATACCCGGAGTTGTTACCGGCTCCCAGCGTGTCATTGCCCGCCGTAGCAGAGATGCCAGACAGGGTGACAGATGTACCAGTCGTAAGCTTGCCGCAAACCACGGGCACAGTCAGCACACCATCGGCGGGTACGACCTCGCCGTTAGACCATGCCAGATAATAGCCCTGTGGGGTGATGATCGAGTTACCGTGTTCATCCGTGACATGATAGGATGCCACGATGGGGCTTTCCGGGGTTTCGCCGCTGGAATCATCGACAGAAACAACGGTAGCCCCGCCGTCCTTATAAACGATGGTGCTACCGTCTGCTGCCTTGATGACGTTGAAATCCTCATCAATCAGGCGGTATGTTTCATCCGCTGCCGATGTCAGAGGGATAAGCCGGAGCAAATTGTCCTCGGTTATGATCCAGTTGCCGCCGTGACAGATCGCAATATCAACCAGTAAAGATTGCATCGTTTTGTCCGCAGACGGCTTCGGAATCATGTAATCAGCCCCGGTATTGATCTTTGTGCGGGGATCAATACCGACCTCTAACCGGGCGGCGATGTCCTCTACAACATCAATCATAGGCCGGGGCCACACCAACGCATCATCCGCGCTGGTCAGATACGGAGTATTTGCCATGAGCATAGCGTCATAGCAATCCAGCGTTACCAGACCATTGTGCTGGGAATCATCACGCTGGTTGATAAAAAACGTGCCAAAGCTGGCCCATTCGCTGTACGCCTCATCGTCAGTGATCCGGGCCATGATCTTGACCGGGCTTTCGATTCGATCCGTGGTCAGCACCGACACGGACAGTGTAGCCGCGATGCAGCTACCTACCGCCATCGGCTGCGCCATCAACTTTCGCACGATTATCGGGGCGGAGATGGTGGTATAATCCTTGCCGCCCGAAACGAGCTTTGCTTCTGTGCGAAAGCGGCCACGCGCCGCCAGTTTCGCCCAGAGGTTCGATCTACCTCTCATCCCGTCACCTCTCGATGATGTCAAACGTCACGCCATCGTAGTACGTTTTGCCATTGATGCTGCGCTGCACACCCTCATTGATGGTGGAGAAATAATAGCTGCTGATAACGCCGCGATTGACACGGGCATCCAGCAGGGTGATAGAGATGTAGTCCTTACCACTGTACATATCATTCTCCAGCTGCATCATGGTCTTAGCGTCCAGACGACCAAACGTGACCGACCACTTGCGCTTTGTCGCAAGCCGCGAACGGTACATCAGACCGTCCAGCAGATTGCGTCCGCTGCCGTCAGAATCAACATCGTTCCGGGAGGGTTTCAGCTCAGTAATCAGCTTTGCATAGTCGTGACCGTTCACGACAAACATAGGAACCGCCATAGCTTTACGCCCTCCTTTCTTACCCGATCAGCGGGGAACTGCCCTGCGCACGGGTTCTGCGGTTGATTTCCTTAATCACCATATCCGTGATGCCGTTTGCGTCCAGATTTACGGTAGTACCGCTGTACCTCTGAATTGCATCAACAATCGCGGAGGTGGCGTTGGTAACGGACTGGATCACGACAGAACCCAGTTCCTCGTTGGACGATGCGATGGTATCGCCCAGTGTAGCCGTGCCGCTGTTTGTCGCTTTCGCGGCGACATCATACGGCATGACCGTGCCAGTTGCAGCCTGCGGGGTGACAAATGCCACCCGGTCTGCGATACTGTTCAGACGGTCAATCAGGGTAGTAAAACTGTCCTCGATCTTGTTAGAGAAATCGGACAGCATACCATCCAGCTTGTCCGAAACAATATTTCCGGTATAGTCCAGAGTAGGCGTTTCGGAGCCGATGGTGCTGGTGTCAGCCTGCGCCAACGTGGACTGCGCTGCATCGACAACTTTCTCCATCTGCTGCTGCGTACCCTTAACGAGATCAGGAGTAGCCGCAACGATGCCGTTTTCGATGCCGGGGGGCAGCATTTCGCCAATCTCATCCCGCATCAGGCGAGAGGGGGAATGAATGCCAAAGAACGACTTAAAGCCATTCACGATGCCGGAGCCGACTTTTTTCACGCCGTTCCACAGGCCGGATGCGACATTTTTAATGCCATTGCCGATGCCTGTGACGATGTTCTTGCCGACATTGACCGCGCCGGAAACCACACTTTTTGCGCCATCCCAAATTCCGCTGACCACATTTCCAACGCCCTTGCAGACATTGGTAACGGTATTCTTGATGGAGTTAAAGGCGTTATTAACGCCGTTGCGGAACCAATCGCATTTGTTATAGGCAGTCACTAGACCTGCGCCTAGTGCGCCCACGCCAGCGATTGCAATGCCAACGGGCCCGCCCGCCGTAGCAAGTCCGGCCAGCGTAGTGCCCAGACCACTGAGGGCTGTACCAGCCGTAGCTACCGCGCCGGAGAGTGTTGTTCCAATCGTGCCAGCCACGCCAGCTGCGCCGGATGCCAGCGCACCCAGACCGCCGCTGACCGTTGCACCGATAGAACCGATGCCCGCGCCAATGGACGATACCAGACCGGACAACCCGCCGCCTACGGTGGATGCAATGCCGCCGAGGGTAGAACCCACAGACCCTGCAATGCTGGACAGTCCGCCGCCGACAGTAGATGCGATGCCAGACAGCCCGCCGCTGAACAGCGATCCGAGTTTAGAGAACAGACCCGATGCGCCGGATGCTATGTTAGAGAATCCGTTGCTGAACACCGAGCCGATGTTAGAGAGCATCGACCCCGCATTAGATGCCACGCCGGACAATCCATTGCTGAAAAATCCCTTGACAGAGTTCCAGAGATTTCCTGCATTGGATGCGATGTTGTTGAATCCGTTGCTAAACAAATTCTTGATGCCGTTCAGCAGCCCGGAGGAATTATTCTGGATATTGCCCAGCCCATTCTTGAGCGTGTTCCCCAGATTCTGAATGAAAGAGCCGCCGTTCTGAGAAGTTCCGTTAAAGAAATTCTTGAACGTGTTACCGATGTTCTGGAGCATATTACCCGTGTTGGTCTGGATGCTACCAGAGCCGCCCTTGAACAGGTTCGTGAGCCATTCAATAAACTGACCGCCCCACTGTTTCAGCTGCCCAAAGCCGCCCGACAGCAGTTCCAGAATCTTTCCGGGAATGCTGGAGATCAGCGACCAGAGATCAGGCAGACCGCCGTTCACACCGTCTGTGATGCTGTTCGCCATGCCCTTGCCAGCATCTACCAGAATATTGGTATTGCCGGAGGTGGACAGGTTGTTTTTCAGCCCGGAGATGATGTTCCACGCAGCCTTTGCCATACCGACATATCCCTGTTCCTCATAGCCCTTATTCAGAGCTTCCAGAGAATCAGCGACAAACCCGGTGACGTTGGTACGGAAATTCTTATCCATGCTGTTAAACAGACCCAGTGCAACATTTTTCGCAACGGTAGCCCAGTCACCAGACTGCACTGCGTCAATGATGCCCTTAATGTTGGTCAGACCGTCACCGCTGGAAAGTGCATCCGAGATGCGGTTCATGTTGTTTTTCAGCGCATCGACAGTTTCATCCACAAAGCCCTCGCCGAGCAGTGTGCCCTTACCGTCCAATGCGTCATCCGCACCTGTGTAGACTGCCAAACCTAAGTCACCAGCCGCATCCTCAGCCACCCCGGAATTGTTGACAATGCCTTGCGCCACGCCAGCGTCAAACCAATAGCCCAGTTCTGCGCCCTCGGTAGACGGAGAATGGATACCCAGCGCATCCTTGAATGCGTTGATTAGCCAGTTGGATGCCTTGCCAGCGGCCTCAGACAGTCGTTTCAGCGTGTTCTGGATACCATTGTAGATGCCGAGGATGACGTTCTTACCAACGCCCAGCCAGTCGATGTCCGTAAACTTCTTCTTAGCCGAATCGCCGATAGTTTTCAGCGCGGCGGGAATCTTGGTTTGGAGAGCAACAAATCCGTTATAAATGAATCCAATAACGGACTTACCTGCTGCCAGCCAGTCGATGCTCTTTAATTTTTTCACGGCATTATCGCCGATAGTTTTCAGAGCAGTCGGTAACTGGGTCTGGAGAGCGACAAATCCGTTATAGATGAATCCAATAACTGCTTTGCCAGCCGCCAGCCAGTTGATACCTTTCAGCTTCGTTACCGCATTGTCGCCGATGGTCTTAATCGCATTGGGAAGTTTATCTTTCAGCGCAACAAATCCGTTGTAGATGTTGCCGATGATGTCCTTGCCCTGCTGAATCCAGTTCACGGATTTCAGCTTATTTACGATTTTACCGGGGAGGTCTTTTATCGCATTCACGACAGCGGTAATGCCGCCCGTGATGCCATTTTTCAGACCTTCCATGATATAGCCGCCCATCTCTGCCATAACGGTAGACGGAGAATGAATGCCAAAAGCGGCCTTGAATCCGTTGATAAAGGGATCAAAAATATTTTTCTTGATCCATGTACCAATGCTGGAAAGGGCTTTCTGGATGCCCTCAAACAGCCCCTGAATGGTAAACTGCCCATCCTCGTAGGCTGTATCCTTCCACCATTTAACGACATCCGCCCACGGCTTCTTGATAAAGCCGATGATCGTAGCACTGATACCGCCCAAAGCTGCACCGATGGCCTCTACTGCGCTACCAACAACACCGTCCCAGTCGATGCCCGCGAGGAACTTTCGGATGTCATCGCCAAAAGCCCGCCAGTCGAAATTTTCAACGGCAGAGCTAAACGTGTTCAGCAGCCCCTTGACGTAGGAGGACAGGGTTTCGCCCGCCTTGCCCCAGTCGATTGCTGCAAAGGCATTCGTAAGAGCCGTACCGATTGCTGCACCGAGGCCGCGCCAGTTGAAGTTAGTAATAACACCGTGTAGCACATCCAACTTTGCCTCGAAATACTCGCCGAGGGTCTGACCGAGTTTCGCCCAATCAATATCCCGGATGGCGGCATTGAGGCCCGTTGCAATAGCCTTGCCGATGTTCTCCCAGTCGATGCCAGTCAGCAACAGGTGCATCGTGTTGACGATGGTATTCACGCCGGATGCAAACGTGCTGCCAATCAAATCCCAGTCGATGGTATCCACCATCGAATTGATGGTATCGCAGAGCGCGTTCACCCATCTTGTGATCGTACCGCCCACGTTATCCCAGTCGATGAAGTCCTTGATGCTCTGGAAAGCATCATTGATCTTTTCGCCGATGATCTTGCCCAACTCGGTGAAATCGCCATCGGCAAAAGCCTTTTTCAGACGATCCACAAAGTCGGTCACACTGGTATCAATGGGGACTTCTTCAAACATCTGGGACGGGTCAACAGACCCGTCATCCTTTTTCGTGGATTTATCGGACAGTACATTCAACTCATCAAAGCTGGCAAGCTGCCGCTTTGCATCCTTTGCGGATTTAGAAGTCTTGTCCAACGACTTGGCGTAGTCCTCTTGAATGGATGTTGCCTTTTTATAGACCTTCTGCCCAGACAGTGCTGCCGTGAACATACCGATGTAGGAGATGGCCTCGACTAGCTTACTAATAAGGTAAGTGAGAGCCGGGGCAGCAGCCTGTAAGATCGGGTCAAATGCCGCTGCCAGACTGTTTTTCAGCTGTGTAAGGGCAGACGTAATAGACGAAATAGCTTTGTTGGTAGAACTGGAATACTGTGCCAGATTGCCGAATCCAGATACAAGTGCTGCCCGTAACTTATTTACAAGCACAAACAGGGAACGAATGCCGAATGTGTACTTGAGGATAGTTTTCAGGCTGGTTTCAAAGCCTGCATTCGCCGACTTAGAACCCTTGTTCAACCCGACAAAAGACGCTACCGCCTTTTTCACCTGATCGGCGAGCAACGAAACGCTCTTGCCCGCAAGGTCTTTGACCTCGCCCGCAATGCGCTGGATACAGGCAACAGCGGTATCCTTTGCCACAATAAAGGCAGAGCCAATCATCTTTCCTAGTGCAGAGAAAACAGAAGTGTTTTTGGCAAAGAACTTATCAACCGTGGCGCAGAGGTCGTTGTACTTTGCCTGTACATCTTCCAGCTGGGCGGAATACTGGGCATATTGTTCAGTATCCGCGCCCGAAACATAATCCTCCCCGTTGTCGGTGAGGATCTGTTGTGTAGCTTTCAAATCTTCGATCTTGCGCTTGGTCTGGTCAATGTCGTACTGGAGATTCTGGTATGCCTTAGAGGAATACTTTACCCCGGTGGCATCCATCTTATCCTGCTTTGCCATCAACTTGTCCAGTTCGGTTTCGGCTTTCTGGATTTCCTGCGTAGTCCACGCATAGTCATCCGTTGGAACCTGAGAATCCGCAAGTTCATCCAGCTTATCCGAAAGATCGTCAATTCGCTGCTGCATGGAATCTGCCAGCTCGTTAAAGCGTTCCAAAGGCGTAGTTGTTACGCCCATGGCCTTATCCGCCGAGGATTCCAGTTTGGAAAGGTCAGATGTCAAAGAATCGAGGTCTTTCTGGAGATCAGACACAGACTGCTTGGCGGCAGTCGTATCAAACGCCCCGGAAAGGTTACTATCCTCCGCACTGTTCATCTGATTTTCCATGTTTTCCAGTGCAGTGTTCAGACCGTCCACTTGCGACTGGAGCTGTGTTACCTGAGCCTCCAGCTGCTGAACCCGACTACTGGAATCATCTGCCGCCTTGCTTGTGTTGGCAAATGCAGAGCCGAATTGCGCGTTAAGCTGTTTAATCTCAGAAGTTAGGGATTGAATGGCTTGCAACAGTTCCTTGCTACCCGCCTCAAACCCGGATTGATCCAGTTCGGTATCAATTACGATAGAACCGTCAGAATGTTCGGCCATTGCTTCACCACCTTTTAACCGAGTAGAGCATTAAGGCGATCTTTTGCGGCCTGTTCTTCTGCTGTGAGTTTCGTTTTCAGCTCGCAGATGTCCTTATTCGCATTCCAGAAATCCCGCTCCCACTTTTCCAGCTTCTTACCAGATGCCTTTTTCTGGCGGAGGCTGAGAACGTGAGAAAAAACGCCCTCCTGAATCTCCATAAAGTATCCGTAAAACGTCCACCAATGGAGATACGGTAGAGCGCGAACTTCCCGGCCAGCTACCCGATTGACTGCCGGGAACAGAATATTTTCATCCTGTTCCCAGTCCATCGTCCGGGGCTTGGTCTTTGGCGTTTTCTGGTCAGGATCGGCCCC